CTGGTACAGCTACCACTTGTATAATTATTGGTACGAATAACGATAGTTATTACCAAGACTCTTTATTGTTAGGACAAGACGTGATAAATAGCGCAGGAGCTGGAACTGTTCATATAGGTTCTTCGGCACATAATTTAGGTTCTGTAAATACTCAAACAAACACCTCTTCAAAATACTGGGAAGTCTTTATAAATGGACAGCCTCAGAAAATATTATTAGCATAATAAAATGGAAATTAAATTAAACGAAAATCAAATCAATCAAATCAACAAATTATTACAAAGCCTACCGATAAGTCATTTAGAAATAGTTCAAGAGATTAGTGCTATAATGAATCAGGCCATTGTTGATAATAAAAAGTAAAATACAATGGATATTAGAAAGATTTCTATTGGCGCTGACTACAAGGACAACGCCATGCACTACATAGTTGGTCAAGATGTTTTAGGAGGAAAGTATAAGATACACTTGATTCAAGCAAAAGAAAGCGGATACAAGATTTGGATTATAAAAGATGAGGCGGTATATTTGTGGAAAGAGTTTTTGTATACTCTTCCAATATCTGTTGAATTTAATATAAACTTCTAATGAAATCCCCATATCAATTTATCGTCAAGCCTGTTAAAGGTAAACGATACGACAACACTAAAGAAATAGGAGATGTTGACTTTATTGTAAGTTCATCTCAAGAGGATCACAAAGTTTCAAATAGATTTGCTGAGGTTGTTTCAACACCCATTATGTATACAGGACCTATCAGTCCTGGAGATATTTTACTGGTTCACCATAATGTATTTAAGTTTTACTACGATATGTATGGTAGGCAAAAAAGCGGAAGAAGTTATTTTAAAGATGACTTATTCTTTATAGATTACGATCAGTTCTTTTTGTTTCACAATGGAGAAAAGTGGAGCGCTCACGGAAAGTATTGTTTTATCAAACCCGTAGAAACTAAAGAATCATTCATATATAAAGGAACAAACGAAGAACCACTTATAGGTGTCGTAAAATACATCAATCAAGAGTTGATAGACAAAGGAGTTAAGGAGGGAGACGAAATAAGTTTTGAGCCAGAAAGTGAATACGAGTTCACTGTAGATGGAGAGAAGCTATATCGAATGTTTACTAACAACATTACAATGGTATTATGATATATACTCTTGATGATTTTGTAGATAAAGATCTTTTTCAGATAGCTGAAAATTATTTAAACGATGGTCCTTTTCAAAAGCATGTGTCTGGCGGAAAGGATTTTTATGTAAAAGAATCTCCTGTTGAGTTTGATGAATATGTCTTAAATAAACTGTCTAACATTGAAGGAAAAAAGTTAGACAACATATTAAGCTTCTTTAGGGAGTCAACAGATGAACTTGATGTTACTTGGAGAATACATTCAGACTTGAATATAAAAGGGCAGAAGCCTGATAGAGCTTTGGTTTTATATATGTCACCCAGAGAGAGAGAAGACCTTCATGGTACTGCTTTATGGGAACATGAAAGGTATGGAAGAGAGCTTCCAAAAGATATAACCAACGAAGAGTATGATCGTATGATAAGTGTAGACGCAGAGAATCTGGATATGTGGAGACTTAGTTCTGTTATAGGTTATGCTCAAAACAGATTGGTTTCATATCCTTCAAGCTACTTTCATAGTAAGTATCCTAATAAATCTTGGAAGGAAGGAAGAAGAGTTTATGTAATGTTTTATAAGTATGGACAGTAAAGAAATAAAATTAGAAATTATACAAGCAGGAGAAAAGGCTGTAAGACAGCTGGTAAAGGTTGCTAAAGAAAATATAATTAAACCAGATCCTGATGACGAGCTGGCTGCTGACAGATTAAAGAATGCAGCTGCAACTAAGAAGCTTTGTATATTTGATGCTTTTGAAATATTAAAAAGAATCGAAGAAGAGAAGGCGTTGTTAGAGGGAGGAACAATAGAGGTAAAGTCAAGTAAACCAAAGGGATTTGCAGAGTCAAGATCAAAATAATCTATATACAACATTAAAAGATGTTGTGCCAAAGGCTGTCGTTTCTAACAAGAATAGAGCGAAGTCTTGGAGGTATGGTTATGACCCGAAATATGATATTGTAGTAATATCTAAAAGCGGTGAAATCGGTGAGGTTATTAATGTAAATGGACTGAAGATTGCTTTACCTAAAGCACCTAAAGAGGTGCACAAAATATCTTCTAAAAAACAAGAACAATACTGGGAGCCTTTTGAATATCCAAAAGAACTTTCAAGAATAAAATCTATATTCCAGTGGCACGAAACCCCAGATCAATTCAAGTCTAAATGGGTAGACTATATAGAACAAGAGTTTGATCGAAGGGAGTATGGTTTTTGGTTTATGAACAATGGCGTACCAACTTACATCACTGGTACGCATTACATGTATTTGCAATGGACTAAAATTGATGTGGGTCATCCTGACTTCAGAGAGGCGAATAGAATATTCTACATATTCTGGGAAGCCTGTAAGGCTGATAAAAGAAGTTTTGGAATGTGTTATCTTAAGATAAGACGTTCTGGTTTTTCATTTATGAGTTCAAGTGAGGGTGTTAATATGGCTACCATTACTAAGGATGCCAGAGTAGGAATACTTTCTAAAACAGGTTCAGATGCAAAAAAAATGTTCACAGACAAAGTTGTCCCAATATCAAACAACTATCCGTTCTTCTTTAAACCGATACAAGACGGTATGGACAAACCGAAAACAGAATTGGCATATCGTGTCCCAGCTTCAAAAATTACAAAGAAGAATATGTACGAGATCGAAGAAGCTGAGTTAGAGGGTTTGGATACAACTATAGACTGGAAGAACACTGGAGATAACAGTTATGACGGTGAGAAACTTAAACTACTACTTCACGATGAAAGTGGCAAATGGGAGAAGCCTGATAATATATTAAACAACTGGAGGGTAACTAAGACATGTTTGAGGTTAGGTAGAAAGGTTATAGGAAAGTGTATGATGGGTTCTACATCAAACGCTTTAGATAAAGGAGGTAATAACTTCAAGTCTTTATATATGGACTCTGATCCAACTAAACGTAACTCCAACGGACAAACTAAAAGTGGTCTGTATAATTTATTTATTCCAATGGAATGGAATATGGAAGGGTTTATAGATAGGTATGGTGCTCCTGTTCTCAAGACACCTGAAGAGCCTGTGATTGGTATTGATGACGAATACATAGACATGGGGGCTATTGATTACTGGGAGAATGAAGTAGAGTCTTTAGCTCAAGACCCTGACGCTCTTAATGAATATTACAGACAGTTCCCAAGAACAGAGTCACACGCTTTTAGAGATGAAAGTAAACAATCTATATTCAACCTAACAAAGATATACCAACAGATAGATTACAATGATTCTATAAACCTTAAACACCATTTGACACGTGGTTCTTTTCACTGGAAAGATGGAGTCAAAGATTCAGAGGTTATATGGACACCAAGGAAAGACGGTAGATTTTTAGTTAGCTGGACTCCTGAGAAAGGAATGAGAAACAGAGTTCAAACAAGAAACGGTATTAAGTATCCAGGGAATGAGCATCTTGGTTCTTTCGGTTGTGACTCTTATGATATATCTGGAGTTGTTGTTGGTAAGGGTTCAAATGGAGCTTTACACGGAATGACTAAGTTTAATATGGACAACGCACCAAGTAATCACTTTTTCTTAGAGTATATTGCAAGACCACAGACTGCTGAAATATTTTTTGAGGAAGTATTGATGGCTTTAGTTTTTTACGGTATGCCTATACTGTGTGAAAACAACAAACCTCGTTTACTCTATCATTTAAAAAATAGAGGATATAGAGGATACTCTATGAATAGACCAGATAAAACATATAACAAACTTTCTAAAACAGAAAGAGAATTAGGAGGTATACCTAACACATCGGAAGATGTAAAGCAGTCCCACGCAGCTGCAATAGAATCCTATATAGAGAAGCATGTGGGTATTGATTTTACAGAAGATTATAGAGATCCTGACGAGATGGGTGAAATGTATTTTAATAGCACTTTACAAGATTGGGCCAAGTTTGATATAAGCAACAGAACAAAGTTCGATGCTGCGATTAGTTCGGGTCTTGCGATAATGGCGAATCAAAAACACTTATATACACCTTCTAAACAAAAATCAAAAATAAGTATTAACTTTGCAAAATACGATAATAAGTCGAGCATTAGTAGAATAATTAATAGATGAAAGCAGTAACAGTAGAAGTAAATGCTGCTGCGTTTCCTGATCAATATGTTTCGGACGCTAAGAAGGCTACGAAAGAATATGGACTTCAGATAGGTCAGGCAATCCAGTATGAGTGGTTTAGAAGAAGCGGACAACAGTGTCGTTTCTATGACCAATGGAGAGAGTTCAACAGATTAAGATTATACGCAAGAGGCGAACAATCTGTTGCAAAGTATAAAGATGAGTTAGCTGTTGACGGAGATTTATCGTATCTAAACTTGGACTGGACACCAGTTCCAATCATCCCTAAATTTGTTGATATAGTTGTGAATGGAATGTCAGACAGATTGTTTGACGTTAAGTGCTTTGCTCAAGACGCAATGTCTGCGGAGAAAAGAAATCAGTTCCAGACTATGGTTGAAGGCAACATGATTGCTAAACCATTATTCCAGCAAATCGAAAAAGACTTTGGTATTAATGTATTTGAAGTTGCAGAAGACCAGCTTCCAGAAAGTGATTTAGAGCTTGAGTTGTTTATGCAAATGAACTACAAGCCAGCTGTAGAGATTGCTGCAGAGCAGGCCATCAATACAATGCTTGAAGAGAATCATTACGAAGACATAAGAAAAAGATGTGATATGGATATTACAACTTTAGGTCTTGGTATTGTAAAGCATGAGTTCCAAATGGGCGATGGCGTTAGGGTAAAGTATGTAGACCCTGCTAATGTTGTATACAGTTACACGGAAGACCCTCAGTTTAAAGATTGTTTTTATTGGGGTGAAATCAAAACAGTTCCAATGACGGAGCTTTTAAAAATAAACCCAGACCTTACGAATGATGACTTAGAGGAAATATCTAAGTATAGTCAGTCGTGGTATCAGTATTACAATGTACCACAATATAATAACAGTATGTTCTCAAGAGATACTGTTACCCTTATGTTCTTTAACTACAAGACGACTAACAAGTTTGTTTACAAAAAGAAAGAAGTTGGGGATGGAAGTTTTAGAGTTGTAGAAAAGGATGACCAGTTCAATCCTCCACAAGAGATGATGGAAGAGGGTAAGTTCGAGAAGGTAGAGAAGACTATTGATGTATGGTATGATGGTGTGATGGTTATGGGTACCAACTTTATTCTTAAGTGGGAACTTATGAAAAATATGGTAAGACCAAACTCTGCTAATCAGTTTGCCTTCCCTAACTATATAGCCACAGCTCCAAGAATGTACAAGGGTGTTCCAGAATCTTTAGTTAGAAGAATGGTTCCTTTTGCTGACTTAATACAAATGACACACCTAAAGATACAACAAGTAGTTTCACGTGTTGTTCCTGATGGTGTATTTATAGATGCTGATGGACTTAACGAGGTTGATCTCGGAGAGGGCGGAGCATACAATCCAGAGGATGCTTTACGACTTTACTTCCAGACTGGTAGTGTTGTTGGTAGAAGTTACACTCAAGATGGCGAGTTTAATAACGCCAGAGTTCCAATCACACAATTAACAGCTAATAGTGGTAATGGCAAAATGCAAATGCTTATATCTAATTACAACCACTATCTAAATATGATTAGAGCGGTGACGGGTCTTAACGAGGCTCGTGATGGTTCTACTCCAGATCCTAACTCTTTAGTTGGTATACAAAAATTAGCTGCGTTAAATTCAAACACAGCTACAAGACATATATTAGAAGGTAGTCTTTATCTAACCAGAACTTTAGCAGAGTGCTTAGCTATAAGAACAGCTGATGTTTTAGAGTATGCAGACTTTAAAGATGAGTTTGCTATGCAAATTGGTAAATATAATATGGGTCTATTAGAGGATATAAAAAACTTATATCTGTATGACTTTGGTATATTTATAGAGGTTGCTCCAGATGAAGAAGAGAGACAAATGCTTGAGCAAAACATTCAAATGGCATTATCACAAAAAGATATTAGCCTTGAAGACGCTATAGATATTAGAGAGTTGAAGAATATTAAAATGGCTAACCAACTCTTAAAAGTAAAAAGAAAACAAAAGCAGGAGCAAGAGCAACAGCAGAAAGCTACTGAGATGCAGATGCAACAACAAAACAATATGCAGTCTCAACAAGCCGCAGCTCAGGCAGCTATGGAGAAAATGCAGGCCGAAGCTCAATCTAAGATACAGGTTAAGCAGGCTGAGATTGCTTTTGATATTGAGAAGCTTAAAAATGAAGCTGCATTAAAGCAGCAATTAATGCAGTTGGAGTTCCAGATGAATATGCAACTTCAAGGAATGACACAACAGCAGATGGATAAGAGAGAAGAGATGCGTGAAGATGGTAAGTCTAAAAGAATTAGTCAAGCCAATACTGAGCAATCTAAACTTATTCAGCAGAGAAAAAATAACACAGCTCCAATAAACTTTGAATCAAACGAGGATAGTTTAGATGGTTTTGATCTTGCGGAATTTAACCCAAGATAAGGTGTTTAAATAATGTTTAACTTTGTAAAAATTAAATTAAATGGAAATTAAAGTAAAAGCACTTGAAGGCGCTGAGCAAAAGTCAGTAGCCGAAGTAGAAGAAAAACTACTAAAAGAGCAAGAGGAAAAAACACAAGAAGCGCCAGCAGTAGAGGAAACTCCTGTAGCAGAAGTGAAAACTGAAACTACAGAAACTGTACAACCGACAGAGGAAGTACAAGAAGCTGGTCTAAAAGATGAAGATGTTCTATCTTATATTAGAGATAGATACAATAAAGAGATTACATCTGTGGATGATTTGTTTACTCAGAAAGAGTCTAACGAGGAGCTTCCAGAAGATGTAAAAGCGTTCTTTGAATATAAAAGAGAGACAGGCAGAGGCATGGATGACTTCGTAAAGCTGCAAAGAAATTACGATGAAATGGATGCTTCTGACTTGCTAACTCAATATTACTCAGCTACTGAAGAAGGATTGGATGCTATAGACATTCAAGACATTATTGATGATAAGTTTGGGTATGATGAAGATCTTGATGATGAAAAAGACATTAAGAAAAAGAAGTTAGCACAAAAAAGAGAACTTGTAAAAGCGAAGAAGTTCTTTGAAGATCAGAAAGGTAAATATAAAATTCCTCTTGAGTCAAGTGGGAGTGGGTTATCAGAAGATGTTCAGGAAGAAATGAATCGCTATAAGAGTTATATAGATGAGTCTAAAAATGCTCAAGAGCAAACCAAGAAAAGGTATGACTATTTCCTACAAAAAACCAATGAGGTTTTTAACGATGAGTTCAAAGGTTTTGAGTTCGAAGTCGGAGGAAATAAAGTTGTATTTAAACCTGGTGATTCGAAAGAATTAAAAAGCTTACAGTCTGATGTAAACAACTTTGTTGGAAAATACATGGATAAGGAGACAGGCTTGATGAATGATCCGAAAGGATATCATAGAGCTATGGCTGCTGCCATGAATCCAGAAAAGTTTGCTCAGTTTTTTTACGAGCAAGGCGTTGCCGCTGCTGTTGACAATGTATCTAAGAAATCTAAGAACATTGATATGGTAAGGTCAGCACCTCAAACCGTAACTAAAAACGGAACAACAATTAGAGCTATAAGCCCTCAAAGTATGAATGGACTCAGAATTAAAAGTAAAAAGTAATTATTAAAAAATTTTAGAAAATGCCAGTACAAGCAATTCCAGGGTTCCAATTACAGCCTTCATCGGCTCAGGTCCCTACAGCAACAAACTACCTGACGACTTTCGATTTTTTGAGCCAGTATCTTCCTGATACTTACGAAAAAGAATTTGAGCGTTATGGTAACAGATCAGTAGCGTCATTCTTACGAATGGTAGGCGCTGAAATGCCTTGTGT